TCCTCTCCCTCCATTTTAATAACTTAATTTTGCTTTAGTAAAAAATAAAAGTACATAAAACTACATTTATATCATTAATTATCACTTACAACAAAAAGCTTCTCTTTTTGTATCAAAGTGACATTCATCTTTTCTCATAATCATTGATTCTGTTATAGGTTCTCGACTCAGAGGATGAGCTCCACCAGTTTCAACAAGTTGCACTAACGCGTCCTTATCATATAGAGAGCATATCTCAGCACCTCGTGAGTTTCTCATGAACACCCCAGTCTCAGGTGTGTCCAGCGTTATCGGGCATGTCAAAAATGACTCCGGGCAAGAAAAGTGATTAGAATCAGGTCTAAATAAACAAGAATTTATTTTTTCCATTAATATTTTATTACTTGTTTTATTTTCTCTGTGTTCTGCCATGACACTCTGAAAATAGTTATTAACACTACTTAAAAAATCGACACCTCCATTTAATTGCCTTTCCAGAGCCACAGCCCTTCTCTCCATTCGATGCTCACGCCCCAATAGCCTATCCAGTAAGCCTCCTCTCACCGGTTCAACTGAAAATCCATCCAGTAGCTGGACATAGTGAACAGAATATTGGCCACTACCAATGGATATTCTTATTCCACTTTCAAGTCTGGCAGCATCCTGCAAAGACTGTACTCCTGCAGGAGATAATTGAGATATACTTGGGATACTTAAGGTGGTAACAGGCATAAAAACCTCATTCAGTAATTCATATCAGTTTGCAGGATGTTTCATTAAATAAAATAAAGGGTAATGTTCATTTCAATTACCCTTTATAACGAAGTTTCCTCTGGTATCGTCATAAATGCATTCTTCATGTTTTACAATTATTGATGCCGTTATTGGTTCCCGGGTCAGTGGGTGGGGTAAGCCTTCACCAACCAAACGAGAAAATGCAGCGGCATCAAATAAAGTACATACATCTGAACCATCTGAATTCTTCACAAAAATACCTTTTTCAGGCTGCTCCAGTGTAATTGGACATTGAATAGCCTCAAGCGGGCACTGAAGTCTCTCTGGACAAACAGAAAACTTACATTGAGATATTTTGTTCTGAATACTCTCTTGCGATTGTGCTTCACCTGAGTCCGAAAGCATACTTAGCATTCTCTCACCAAGGGCTCGAGGACCACTATTAAATCCCAAAAGCAATAACTCAGAAAGCAATCCGCCATTACCGCCACTGGATGAAAAGCGCCCATTAGTAGAATCATACACAATACTGACAGTTTCACCACCGACTGTAATATCTCCGCGCCCATTGGCTACAATTCGGGCACGAACAACCTCCACCCCAAGATTAAATGAATGTGATCTAATATCTGAGGTTAATGGCATAACAAAGCTCCCTATTTTAATTTGAACTCCAGACTTAAATAGCTGTAACAAACATCCCCCATACGTGACAACAAAAACCAGAGCAGGACTCCGGTTTTTGTGAACCCGTCGGCTATTTCATCCCGCCAATATTTTCCCACCTCCCGTCAGCACGTAGGATTTGCAGCGGTCTTACCACGCACTGTATCTGCTTTTTATCCGCATCCAGTATCACCACCTGTGTGATTACCCTGTCCTGCTCCGGAATAATGCCATTCTCATCTGACTCCAGGATGTCTGCCGGCCCCAGTCGCAGTTGTGCTGTAAGTAACTCCCCGTGTTCACGGTCATCATGCTTTCCGCAACCACACAGACGCTGCATAAGTTTTTTTAGTATGTTCATGTCATTCTCCTGTTCTGCCTGTATCACTGCCCACTTCATCCATCCCCTTGACATCCTGCCACGGCCCGTCGCCAAATCTGACCTGCAAATGCTGAAAAAACCCCTGAACCCGTGTGGCATCTTTGGGGTCAAGAAAGGTCAGTCCGGTGATGAGTGCGCCATCTGTATCCGGGAACCAGCCATTGCTGTTTGTCTCAATAATGTTTCCCGACCCCAGACGGAACCGTATTTGCGTCTCTCCCGGGTCGCCCTTCGGCCCCTGAGGTCCGGTTGCCCCTACCGGGCCAGCCACACCTGTTTCTCCTTTCGGTCCCTGTGGGCCTGCCGGGCCTGCCGGGCCTGCCGTACCGGTATCTCCCTTTGGACCCTGTGGACCTGCATTTCCCGTCAGACCGGTCTCTCCCCGCTCTCCCCTGTCACCTTTCGGCCCCTGCGGGCCTGCCGGACCAGCATCACCTGCCGGTCCCCGTTCGCCGGTTGCCCCGACAGGGCCGGTGTCACCGCGCTCTCCCTTATCACCCTTCGGCCCCTGAGGACCCGCGGGCCCCTGTTCCCCCTTTGGCCCGGGAGGTCCCACCACGGTGGGGATTCGGTTTACGGCCTCTTCCGCCGCTATCCTGCTTTGTTCCGCTGACTGTGCGCTTTCTGCTGACTCCCGGGCTTTTTCTGTTGCGGTCGTTGCATCCCTGGCTGCATTACCGGCTGCACTTTCTGCCGTCTTTCTTGACAATTCAGCTTCTGCTGCACTTTGTGATGACTCACTGGCTTTTTGAGCGGCCGCAGAAGCCGAGGACGAGGACGCATCCTCTGACTGCTTTGCAGCGGCTGCACTTTCTGCCGCCTGCCGGGCTGACTCCAATGCATCCCCTGCTGAAGTGTCAGCATTTGCCGCGCTCGCTTCCGCCTTACTGGATGATATGCCGGCATTCCTCGCTGATGTCTCCGCCTCTCCGGCATTCTTCTTCGCCTCCTCAGCGTGACGCGCCGCTTCTTCCACCATCAGTTCAAAACGACGCAGTGCCTCCGGCCGGACGTCATCCTCCGACATGGCACCGAGAAAATCATTCAGCGTCCCCGGTTGAGAATCTTCATACACGGTGATGGTCCCGGCATGTGACGGCGGGAAGCCCTCCACCAACAGAATGACGCTGTACTGACCGTACTCAACGTCCATGCTGTAACGACCGACTTCATCCGGATTTTCAGAGGCCACCGTGTTCACCACCACCGTGCTGCTGGTCCGTCTGGCTTTCAGTTGAATGGTGCAGTTCTCTACCGGTTTTCCTGTGCCGTCTTTCAGTACACCTGAAATCTTTACTGCCATATTCCCCCCACAAAAAAGCCCGCCTGAACCGGCGGGCTGTCATAACACTGTGTTACCTGGCTAATCAGAATTTATAACCGACACCCACGATGAAACCGTCAGTGCGCCAGTCGCCACTGCCGGAGCCTTCATAAGCAATATCAATGGCCACGGATTCGGTCGGGTTAAACTGCACGCCAGCTCCCCACGCCAGAGACGTGTTGCTGTGGCGACCGTCATCACTTCCGGTCAGCACATCGTGCGTTTTCCCCTTGTTGTCAGTTACGCGGAGATAATCCCCGGAGAAAGTCGACACACGGCTGTAAGCCACACCCGCCATCGCATACGCGCTGAACCATTCATTCACGCGTACAGACGGCCCCGCCATCACGCTGAACCAGCGGTTACGCACGGAATCTTCATGCCAGCGGGTATCGCTGTAGCGCGTTTTTTGCTCATCCTCAGCATTGGCATAACTGAAGGACGTAATCAGCCCCAGCGCGTCCATAAACTCATAACGGTATTTCACGTTAATCCCGTTCAGATCATCACTACCGGGAACGTTCGTCGAGGCATGGAGATACCCCGCGCTCAGCGTGGACTGATGTTCTGCTGCACTCGCTGGCGTAGCAGCGGCGACCTGCCAGACTACTGCGGACAAAATAACAGCACATAATTTACGCATAATTACCTCTCGCTTTTCTGCAATAAAAAAGGCGCCATTTCTGGCGCCCGTATCTGGGTTATAAAATTCAGCTAATCGTGATGCCTGCAGTGGCTTTCTTCATCACCACAACCAGCAAATCGCTGATACTTGCTGTGGGATACCAGTTATTTACCAGCCATGCTGACACCGAAAACTCCAGTGTCATGTGACCGTGACCGGCAGGCATATCAATAACACCACTGTAAATCAGCGTATTATCCAGCGCGGTACGGTTATAAATTTCAGCACCGTTTTTCCGCACTATCAGACGGCATGAGGAGTAAATATCAGTATGCTCTTTCTCATGTTTAGCGCCGCTGAATGCCACCGCCGGAATAACAATCTGCCGGTCAAACGGCTGATCGTCATAAACCCTGACGGTAATGGTTCCTGATGGCCACCGCTCCGGTGCACGGGAGTCCCGGGGGAAAGCTTTGCCCACTGTTTTAACGAGATCGCCTTCAATCTGGTTCGCGGACAATTTTCCCAGAACCCGACAGTTCTCGTTAATCGTGACGTTGTTGAGCGTCCCGGAGTTCGCATTCACGTTACCGCTGATATCGGCATTTTTCGCCGTCAGCCGCCCGTCCGGTGTCAGGGAAAATGCCGGAGGATTACCGCCGCTGGTAATGGTGGGAGCCGTCAGATATTTCAGGAACACTTCATTCATAAATATCTGATCGCCCTGACCAACAAACATCGGCTTTGTGTTGCCATTCGCAGGATTAATCATCGCAATCCTGTCTGCCGCCAGCAGCACCTGACTCTGCATTCCTGCTGGCGTATTCTCAATACCGGCACCGATACCCGCAATATAAAGGCGTCCGTCCTGCATCTGCTGCAGTTTCACGGCCCACATGCTGTTCAGGTTATTATTTGTATCAACCTGAACTTTCTGTATCTGCTGGATTGCCGCACTCTGATTTTCCAGTTTTTTATTGACGGTCTGCGTGATTTCATTGCTGACATTCGTAATGGACGTCCTGATTTCAGCCAGGTCCGGCGCAAGCTGACCGTTATCAATCTGCGTCCACAGCTCCTGGGCCAGATGTGTTTTCCCGATTTCTCCTTTGAAAAAATCCAGGTAACCTTCCGCATCATCGCTCGCCCGACCGACAGCCTCCACGAATGCCGATTTGCCAACAGTATTCACACTGCGGATATAAAAATAATAATCATGGCCCGGTTTGATATTGATACTGGCAGCTATCCAGTACAGCGCCGAGCCAAGATAGCGGGCTGCGGTTTCAACCTGCCTGATATCCGCAATCCGCTTTTCCGAGAACCAGAACTCAAACTGTACCGTCGGGTCATAAACGGCAAGATGCGGCGTGGCGGTTATCTGAAAATAGCCCGGCGTCAGCTCAATCCGCGACGGTGCTGCCGGTGCGGCAATCCGGAAGGTGGTGGTGGCAGGTTCACCCTGCTGGCCATAGCTGTTTATCGCCCGCACCGTCAGGGTGTATTCCCCGAGCGGCAGGCCGCTGAAACGGTGCTCCGTGTCTGCGGTGATGGCGGTGGTCACCAGTCTGGCATCCGTTCCCTTACCACTGGTCAGGCGCAGACTGAAGCGCACGCCCTTCACCACCCGCGGCGTGTCCCATTTCGCCTGTGCCAGATACTGACCGTCAGCCGCGCTCACCTCCACCGTCAGGTGCTGCACAGCCGGCGGGATGACGCTGTTCAGCGAACCGGACAGTGGCTCAAAGCTGGCCCCGTTATCCACAATGGCTTCTTTTTCCGGTACGTGCTGCACCGCCGTGATGGCAAAGGTGCCGTCCGTGTTTTCCCGGATGGAGACACAGCGGAACAGGCGACGACGCAGTGACGGCAGGGAGAGTCCCCACACACCGTATGTCTCCACGCCATCCGGCAGGGTGCTGACCTGTATCCGGTCCGGCGCGGGGTGTGCAGTGATGGCCACGCTCACCGGCTTACCGCTGCCGTTAATCAGGTTCACCGTGGCGGCACCGGTCTCCGGCAGGGTCACCTCACGGTCCAGTGTCAGGGTGCGGCTGGCGGCATCGATGGACAGGATACGTCCGCCGGTCATGGTCCCGGCATAGTCGTTATCACAGATTTCAATAATGTCACCGGGTGTGTGACGCAGCCCCTGTGACCCGAGCGTGAAATCCACCGTCTGCGTTTCCAGCAGTCCGGTCTTTATCACCCACAGCCCGGCACGGTGGGCCTGACCGCGACTGGTACAGCCGAACGCATCCATCTTCAGCAGGTTGCGCCCGTAGCGCAGTATGGCTTCCGGGTCTTCCACCAGTTCCGTGGAGGTCTGCCAGCCGTTCTGCGGGTCGGTGTAATTCACCTCCACCGCCGTGTGGCGGTCCTTCAGGGCGCTGAAGCTGTAGCGAAACCCCACGCCGTTATCATCCACCACCACATCGCAGTTGGTGTACGGCCACACCACATCCGACGGGCGGTCCTGAACGAACGTCAGCGTCTGGCCGTTCCATACCGGCATACAGCGCATCGCCGAGCAGAAATCACTGAGAACGTCCCACGCCTTACGCTGTTGTGACAGGTACGCATT